AATCCGGCTTCTGAATTCCATGGTGTATTATTAAAGACCGGAGTTTATAAGGAAGTGGTTGTTGTTTATGGAACCGTATCAATCAAAGAGTCCCCCGAACTTGATATGGCAACACTTGGATTTACATTTAATATCCAAGACCCTGGAGATAATGATTTTGATACTCTGAACACATCAGAGGAATTTAAAAATTATCTTGGCGCGGTATTACAACATATTATAACAGATAGTTTAGAATGGGGAAATGAAAACAATTTAACGAGGATAGGAATTGGAGAATCACTTACAGACACACATACTGAATCACCTACTAAATAATGAGGATTACTGCAGAAGAGTTGTTCCTTATTTAAGGAAGGAATACTTCGAGGGAACACACAAGGTTGTTTTTGACCTCATTACAAGGTTCGTTGGTCAGCATAATAAATTACCTACGGCAAAGGTATTACAATTAGAGCTAAGAAAAATTAGTGCACCGGAAGATGTACTAAATAATTCAGCAACTTTAATAAATGAAATTGCCATAAAATCAGAAGTTGATACAGAGTATCTAATTCAGGAATCAGAAAACTGGTGCAGAGATAGAGCAGTACATAATGCTATTATGGATTCAATATCCATTATTGATGGCAAGGATGCTGAAAGGACTGAAGGGTCCATACCAGAAATATTATCAGAAGCATTAGGTGTTTCCTTTGACCAACAAATCGGTCATGATTATATTGATGATTCCGATGAAAGATACGAATTTTATACTAAGAAAGAATCCAGGATACCTTGGGACCTTGATTACTTTAATAAAATTACAAAGGGTGGATTACCCAATAAAACATTAAACATATGCTTAGCAGGCACAGGCGTAGGTAAATCCTTATTCATGTGTCATTGCGCAGCATCGGTCTTACAGCAAGGTAAGAATGTTTTATATATTACCATGGAGATGGCTGAAGAAAGAATCGCAGAGCGTATCGATGCCAACCTAATGGATATCCCTATTGAACAATTACAGAGGATTGGTAAAACAGCCTTTGATAGTAAAATACAAAAAATAGCACAGAACTCTATCGGTAAACTTATTGTTAAGGAATACCCAACAGGGTCTGCGCATACTGGACATTTTAGAGCATTATTAAATGAGCTAAGATTAAAAAAGAATTTCACACCAGATATGATATACATTGATTATCTAAATATATGTTCATCTAGCCGCATGCGTGGGCTTGGTGGGAGTATAAATAGTTATTCATACATAAAAGCTATTGCAGAGGAACTGCGTGGCTTGGCTGTGGAATTTAATGTTCCAATAGTATCGGCAACTCAGACCACGAGGTCTGGTTTCAGTAATACTGATGTCGGCCTAGAGGATACATCTGAATCGTTTGGTTTACCAGCAACGGCTGACCTCATGTTCGCTCTTATATCAACAGAGGAACTAGAGGACTTGGGTCAATTATTGGTAAAGCAATTGAAAAATAGATATAACGATCCAACCAAATATAAGAGATTTGTAATTGGTGTGGACCGTTCCCGCATGAAATTATATGATGTAGAGGAGTCAGCTCAGGCAGATATTATGTCTGATACGATTCCGGATAAACCAATAAATAAATTTGGCGACAGGGACTCGGAAGATACTTTTGCCAACTTTAAAATATAAAGGAGAAACTATATGAATATGTTAAATACAGCAAAAGCTTGGTTAATGGACCGATGGGCAGAACGCACATCTTGGGACGGTGGACTTATTGTCGGCCTTTCATTATCATACCTATTACTAGGTGGACTTGTCGACTTAGTAGCTTGGGTAGCCCTGGCTTACGGTGTATACACTTTTATTGCAAAAGAAGTATAACAACCCTTTAATTATGACATTCATGGGGGACTTTCACAGTCCCCTTCTTTTTATACAAAGTTTTGTTACAGGCATGTTACAGGCATGTTACGAGTTTGTAACAATTTGTATTATTTTCATCTAGCGTGTTTACATTTACCTTAGAATAGAGTATAATATACCTATATTTAAAATTAATGATAAGGAGATAAATATGCAAAAACTAATAATCAACACTCAGTACATGGAAAACTACGGCGATAAGGTAAACCCTTACCTGAAGTTCAAAGGTGGTTCCACCTATGTCATGTTCAATGTCGGTACTCTTAATGAGAACGAAATTGCTACGCATGTGGCAAGGATCAGGCCTTTTATCACTACTGACTTGGAAAAGTCAAATGGTGGTTCTGAGGAATTTATTATCGACAGTAAAGTCATGAACCATGCCGACGCGCATTGTGCAGACTTTGAAACTGCAACCCAGTTTTACTTTAAGGGTACAGAAGTACACTTTATGAAAGTTACCGACAACCGTGTAGATGGTTGGATGCGAAAGGAAATCCTAGAGCAGACCGAAACTTGGGTCGGCGTTCCTAAGGGCCCTGTCGATCAAAGTGGCAGAGGTAGTTACAAGTCAGAATATCTTATGGAAGATGGCGACATTGTAAACGGCCAGAACGGTCTTAAGGATTGGTTCGCAACTGCTGAAGTCGCATAACATTTAAATGCCACCAGCTGGGTGTATTAAAGCAGCTGGGGTTGATGTCCGAACATCCCAGGTGAGTATGAAAAGGCTCACCACACTTTTATTTAATGGAGAAAAAAATGATAGACTATAATATAATTAAAAAAACCAAAACGCGATTAAAGTATAAAGGAATTGCTCAAGATATCCTACATCTAGTTAGATGGTATCCTAAGAGCTATGAACCCTTTACATTTGATTTTGATGTAGTAAAAACAAGAATGGAAACTGCTAGAGCCGCTGGGTATGAAGATGATGTTTCAACAATAAAAAGAAACATTAAAAGAGTTACCTCAGACAACCCTGGAATATTTGACGAGTTCTTACCACTTTTGGAATTATAATGGAACCAAATTATGCATTTGTAGTATACTTTACAATTAGAGATACAATAAATGAATATACATTTGAAAAGATGTCTGGTGCAATACAGTTTCAAGTTGATATGGGCAAAAGAGGTTTTCATACAAATCTAAAAAGAATAGCTTTAAATGCTAGTTGAATTAATTATATTCATTATTTGTTTGGCAGGTGCTTCTTGGCGTTCATATCAGATTGGTATTCGCGAAGGATCATCTCGTACAATAGATAAATTACACTCAAAGCGCATTATTCGATTTGACCACCAAGGTCATATCAGACCCAACGAGTTTTTCGACCCCGAAAACTAATCACTTTACAAAAGTTATAAATAGTGGTATAATACTATCATATTAACTTTATAGGAGAACATATGAGAAACTTTAAATCTTTTTATCCGAACATACTTGAGGATATTAATACATTAAGGTATACTGGCTCGAACGAAAAACCTTTTACACTTGCGATATTGGAAGATATTGATAAGCAAATTGGTAGTATTAAAGTCACTTTAGAAATAGACCCAAGACCAGCTAAGCAAAGTGGTAAAAAGCTAGGTATTAGCGCAACATGCGAAGATAAATCTCGAGAGAAATTTTCAAATTTAGCTCGGTTAATTATTTCAGAAACAGATGACTTAGAATTATTAATGGGTAAAGTCCCTGGTGACAGAAAGGAAAAAGACTTTGCCTTTCAACATAAAGACATGGAGAAATATATTTATGTTAATATGAGACCAGATGGTGGTCGTGGCTCATTAGGAGATGACCCACATGAATTAATGACAGCCGCCCTTTGTTTAATGCCTTCAAAGCAAAAGATAACCAATTCAGATGAAATGGACACACTTATTGAAAAGGTCAAACTTGGATTGGGTGGAGTAAAAGGATATAAACAAGGCCAAGTCGATTCATTACAGGGTAATTATTCTAACATGTGCCAAGCAGTTTCGGCTGCAAATGCCATTATAGATGCCGGATATGGCAACGCTGATATGGTATATTTAACAGGCCAGGCTTGGGATAAAGATGTAAAACAATTCCAAATGACAAAACATGGAATGAAAGACTTTAATTCATCTGATTTTATTATTAAAAGGGGTAAGAACTTTGTTGGTATTTCTTTAAAGAAAAAGAAACGAACAAATGAAACTGACCCGACATTAATTAATAAAGCTTTTACCACCTTACTTGCCGATAAGAAGTTTGATAAGGTAAGAGACCAAATTGAAAAAGATGCTGGTAATTTTTATTTACATGTTATTAAATTGGCGGCAAGAATTAAAGTATTGTCTCCTGATTTAATAGCTGATTTAAAGAAAGATAAACCAACAAATAAAAATTGGAAACAATATATCCAAAGAATACCAAACAATGTTATTAACAGAGTGTTAAAAGGTAAGAGAACACTATTTAAAGTTATGGCAGATACCATAAACAAGAATAGTGATTTAATTGCCAACCAATTAGTTCAATTAATCTTTAAAGCAGATTTAAAAGAACTAAAAAAGGTTAACTTTGATTTTGCACTTGTAACAGGTATAGGTGAATATGGACCAAGAAAAGGTGTTGTTGTAGAAAAGGGAGAGTATAAAGATATTGAAACCTCAACAACCAAACTTAATGATTTGTTTAAAGAAGGTAAGGCAAAGATAATACTCACTCCGGGTGAGAAACAAGCATTTGACCCAGGTGCAACTGCAGCAAATCTTAAATTATCTTTATTGGTTGGTAAAACAGCAATTGCAGATATCACATTAAGATATAAAGGCGACTTTAGGTCTGCACCTAATTTTAATGCAGTACCTACACCTGAATTTAAAAAGTTACAATCATGAAATCACTAAAAAATTATTTAGCTGAGTCAAAGAATACACATATGACTCATATAGAAGATTTAATCCTTGACGGAGGAGTCAAGGGTGCACGCCAAGCTATCCTAGCGCTTAGGTCACTGAGGGATATGTTAGACGGTAACACGAAAGCACCAATGGATGTTACCGTGAAGTGGGACGGTGCACCCGCCTTATTTGTTGGAGAGGACCCATCTGATGGTCAGTTCTTTGTAGCAAAAAAAGGCATTTTCGCGAAGAACCCTAAGGTATATAAGAATCACGCAGACATTGATGCTGATACCTCGGGCGATTTAAATAAGAAACTAAAATTAGCTTTTGATAATCTAAAAGGATTAGGAATCAAAGGAGTTATACAAGGCGATTTTATGTTTGACCAAGGTGATTTGAAGAAGGAGAATATAAATGGAATTAAGCATATTACTTTCCACCCTAATACTATCGTTTATGCTGTACCTGCAGACACGAAATTAGCAAAAGAAATAACACAGGCAAAAGTCGGCATTGTGTGGCACACAACATATAGTGGCTCAGACTTTGGAAGTATGTCAGCTTCATTCGGCCAGGATATTGTAGCAAAAATAAAACAATCCAAAAATGTGTGGATGCAAGACGCCACAATGAAAGACTTATCAGGTACCGCAACTCTTACTCAAAAAGAAAGTTTACAACTGTCAAGCAATTTATCCAATGCGGGTAAAATATTTAAAACAATTTCGAGTAGTACACTCAAAGAAATAGAATCAAACAAAGAATTAAACCTAGTAATCAACATATATAATAATACCATGGTAAGAAAAGGACAAAGAGTTCAGAATACAAAGAAACATGCCAAGGGTTTAATCCAATTTGTGTCCGATAGGTACGCAAAAGAAATAGACAAAAGAAGTTCTGACAAAGGAAAACAGGTGCAAATAGATAAACGCGATGTATTATTATCGTTTTTCTCTAAATCAAACCTTAAAAATTTAGAAAATATCTTTATTTTACAGAATTTTGTCATAGATAGTAAATTAATTATTATAAATAAACTAAACAATGTATCAAAAATTGGTACATTTGTAAAAACTAAATCCGGATTTAGAGTAACCAACCCAGAAGGTTTTGTTGCAATCGATCGAATGGAAGGTGGCGCTGTAAAGCTAGTTGACCGAATGGAATTTTCGACTAACAACTTCAGCAAAGATATAATAAAAGGCTGGGATAATCCAGGCTAATGGGAAACCGAGGATATAAATGTCAATACAATCATTTAGTGAATACTTAAGCGAAGCTTCAAATGAAGTAACCTTCGTTTTTGGACGATTCAATCCCCCGACTGAGGGACATGAATTGTTATTTGAAAAACTTAAAAAAATCTCCAGAGGTGGTGTATATCGCATATACTCTTCTAAATCAGTTGACCCTAAAAAAAATCCATTACCGTTTAAGGAAAAAATTAAGTTCATGCGTAAGATGTTTCCTAAACACGCAAGAGCTATTATGGCCGATAAGGACATAAGAACAGTATTAGATGTATGTACCAAATTATATGACCAAGGATTTACAAAGGTAACCATGGTCGCTGGAAGCGATAGAGTAAGAGAATTTGACATATTATTAAATAAGTATAATGGTAAAAAATCAAAACATGGCCTTTATAACTTCCAAGGCTCAATTAATGTTGTGAGTGCCGGGCAAAGAGACCCAGACGCAGAAGATGTAAAAGGTATGTCTGCTTCTAAATTAAGAGCATTAGCCGCGGCTGGTGACCTACAAGGATTTGCAGATGCATCTTTAGAGGTTCAAGGCGACGGAATACAAACATTATACTATGCAGTCAGAAAAGGAATGGGATTAAAGAAAGAATCATTCCGTAAACATATAGAATTACCACCACTTTCAGAAACAAGAGAAGATTATATTGATGGTAATTTATTTCAGAAAGGCAATATTGTAAAAATAAAAGAATCAAACGAAGTCGGAGAGATTGTTGTTTGTGGTTCCAATTATGTTATGGTTCAAACAGAATCATCAAAGAAAAGATATTGGCTAGATGCAGTAGAGATTGTTGAGAATGCTGGAGAATGGGGAACAGATAAACTTACAAACAATTATAAAAGAATGACTCCAGGACAATTCTTTAAAAAGGAAGCAGCTCAAGACCCTGATATTAAGAAAATGAAAGGAACACAACCAAAAGGATATTATGCAGCTGATGCTGATGGTGATGAAATGGCTAAGAGCACGAAGAAAAAACGCGCTACTCATTTTAAGAAACTATCAACAAAACCTGCACCTGGTGATGCTTCGGCCAAAACTAAACCATCAGACCATACTAAGAAATATGACCAAATGTTTGGTGAATTATACTTAGAAGATTTTAGAGTTAATGAAGGTAACTCTGACAAAGCTCTCCAAAAGAAAGCTGACGCGTCTAAAATGCCTTTGCCTATATTAAAGAAAGTTTTTGATAGAGGAGTTGCAGCATGGAAATCAGGACATCGTCCAGGAACAACAGCTGTTCAATGGGGATTAGCGAGAGTTAATTCATTTGTAACAAAAGGAAAAGGAACATGGGGCAAAGCAGATAAAGATTTAGCCGCTAAAGTATAAAGGAAAATAAAATGGAAAATTACCAAGAAAATAAAGAATCAATGTCAGCTATTGCAGATGCATATATTAATATGAACGAAGCATTTAGAATGACAAAATCAAATTATGTTAAAATAAAAAATCATTTTAAATTAAACGACGCATTAATAAAATTTGTTGTTAAAAAAGGCGGCCACTTGCCGACAAACGCAATGAAGCGTAAATTGGATGTATCAAAACCAAAAGGTTTTAATATTCCAGAATTTGGAGATTTAGTCCAGTCTTTGAGTTATGCAGATGAAGGTGGTATGGATGATTTAGACCCCAAGACTAACCCATGGTCAAATAAAATGGCTAGGGTAAAGATATTTAATAAGAAGGATGGACTTGAACTTACAGACGAAGATGCAGACCTTACTAGGCTTGGAGTAATCGCAGTAATAAGAGCACAGATTTTTATTATAATGACAAATATGTTTGAAGCCAATCCAGAGTTCATGAAACAATATGAAACTCCGGAAAAAGCTACTGCAATGTTTATATAGGAAATAACATGAAAAATTTTAAAGACATAAGAGAATCAACCAAGGTGACTACAGTATCAGAAGAAAAAATGGCTCTTTCGTCAAGACTATTTAAACAGTTTAAAAAAGACATTGAAAAAATTATGAAGAAACATGATGCATATGTCTCAGATTCAAATACCAAATATACACAAATCTCGTCTCCAAAACCAATGAAAGGTGGATTCAGAAAAGATTTATTTGCTCTATTGGGCATGACTGAATCATTTAAACCTTATGTAGATAAAAACTATCCTAGATGTGTAGATTTCTATATTCAATTCAGAGGTGGTAGAGGAGACAGAATCACATCAGAAGAGAATAAAAAGGACTTTATTAAAGCAACGGATATGATTGACGCATATTGCAAGAAGAATAAAATTAAACAGAAACCTGTTTACTCAACACCAATGGAAGGTTCAAGCGCATATAAAGTTGGCCTTATGATTGACCCAAAATATAGTAAAACATCTGATTATAAAGATGGTAAGGACTTACAGCCTTTATATGTTTCATTAAGTAAACTAAAAACAGCTGAAGACCACGGCGGTGGTTGGGACTTGGCTGATAGAAAAACAATGTTAGCTATGTCTAATACCTCAGAAAAAATTAAATACCGTGGTAACCTAAAAGATTTATTGGCCGGTTATAAAGAAACTACTAATGAAGTTAATATAATAGAAGGTACCTGGGCAGTACCAGACAATCTAGAAAAACTAAGAACACTACAATATAAGTTTTTAACTAAAAAGGTAAAGGGAACAAAACAAAATGCTAAGACATACGCTAAGAATATATATCCTATATTCGGCGATGATTCTTTCTTTGATGATTTACTAAGACTAGAAAATGACCCAGACTCTTCAGTTGACCTAAGACTTGTCCTTATGAAACACCTTCATCATTGGAATATGAAATTTAAGCCATCTGGTAGCAGCTGGGTTATTACACACGCACCTAAATCATGGTGGGAATCAGGCGAAGTAGAAGAAACAGCTAAGAAAAGAAAAGCTGGTAATATTAAACCAACAGGACTTGGTACTCCTATGAGAGGTAAAGTTTTACCTTTAGATGAAGCTTATAAGGACCCATCAAAAGAATTCCCTAGAGATAAAGATTGGAAAGCACTTTGTAGAAAACATAAAAGACATATAATGGCTTTACAAAATAAAGGTAAAGACCTACCAAATGATGCAGAAGAAGATTTTGTTCAATGGGGAATGGAGAATGGCGAAATTAATGATTCTGATGATATAGAAGGTTTTATTGACCAGCATTTATTAAATGCTAGTTATGTGCCAACAGGTTCCAATCTTTTTGAAAAATACAGAAGTAGATATAAACCATCTGATATTGCAAAGGCAGTAGAAATTGCTTTAGCCATGGGAGGAGCAATGACTCCTGCTGTTGATAAAATAGAAAAAATAAAAAGAGGTTTATCCGATGACCCTGTGGTCAGAGGAGCTTTACGAACAGCTAATGAAGGTGTTAATAATGTACGATAAACCTGATTACAGTAGATTAAGCGATGCTTATGTTAAGGTATTAAGTGAAGGTGGACATACACAAAAAGCTAATGTAACTAATCAATTAACACAGCTTAAAAGAAACGCCGAACATTTATTAGAGCAAGTAAATGCTGATTTGGAATATCCAGCATGGTGGGTTAATAAATTAGTCAAAGCAAATGACTATTTAGATACTGCTCATGATTACCTAAATAATAAAGTAGACCAAAACCAAAGCCCTATTCAAAAAGATGAATCAGTTAAACAGCTTTCTTCTAGTCATTTAACTGATGCGTTAGGACAAGCAATAAAGGAAAAAGAAAATGAAAACATTTAAAGAAATGAGACAGGACGATATTAACGAAGCTAAAGACTTTAATAGAGTACAAGAAGTTAATGGCGTTAAGAAAATAGATAAGTTATTAGAACAAGCTTATAAAGGCATGAATAAATTACAGTATGGTAAATCTTTATATATGATGGAAGTTAATGATGGTATTGTAGTCGCAAGAAGAGCATTAAATAAATATAAAGAAATAGCTGCTAATGGCGAACTAGATGGACCAATTGAAAAATAATGAAATCATTTAAAGATTTTAATGAATCAGGGCTCTGGGATAATATCAGAAAGAAAAGAGCTCGTGGTGAACCAATGCGCAAAAAAGGTGAAAAGGGTGCTCCGACTGCTGCCGCTATGGCAAAAGCAAAAGGGGAATCTTACACAGCACCTGTTGATGAAAGCATAAATGTTAAAAAAGCTTTGGCTAAGGTAAAGGGTATAACTAAACAGCAAACTCAAATGTTTATGTCACTACCAACTCCTTTGTTACAAAATATAATACAACAATTATCTGCACTTACAATGAGCAATGAAGAAGTTAACGAAGCTCCTTATGTGGCCGGCGAAATGGATATTATTGATTCAATGTGGAATGAAATCCGAAACAAAATGTTTAAGGATAAACGAAATAAAAAAATGGAAAAACATTGGCCATTTATACAGGTCCTAGCTAAGTATGCCGGATTTAAGGTTACTAAAAAAGGCCAGGATAGAGATAAAATATTTAGATTTGATGCTAAGAAATAATGCATAGTTTTTTACAACACATACAGGAAAGGTTTGGTTTATATGAAGGTATTAATGTTCCTTTAGAACAACCTATGGTTGAAGAAGCAGAACCTGAATTAAACTCACCCAAGAGAGGTGGTAAAAAGAAGTATGTAGTGTATGTTAAAAACCAGAAAACTGGTAACATAAAGAAGATAGAGTTTGGAGATACAACTGGCCTAACGGCAAAGATTAATGATAAGGGGGCAGCAAAGAGTTTTGCTGCTAGACACCAATGTGCCTTGAAAAAGGATAAATTGGCACCAGGTTATTGGGCATGTAGATTACCCCAATACGCAAAGGAATTAGGATTAAAAGGTGGCGGAAATTACTTTTGGTAAAGATTTTCCCTTCACAGCAGAAGGAGAAATAAGAGAATTCCATGTCACTCGGGAAGATAAGGAATATGTTTGGCATTGCGATGCTGAGGATAGAGAAATAGAAGTTTTAAATGGTGAAGGTTGGCAATTTCAATACGAAAATTGTTTACCATATCACTTAAAAGCCGGTATGATTTTTGATGTACCTCAAGGAGAATACCATAGATTAATAAGAGGGTACAACAACTTAACTTGTAGGGTTATAAAAAATGGTTAAAGAAACACAGGCAATTAGATTAGACAGAATCGAAGATAAAATCGATAAACTTGCTGACGCAATTGTATCATTGGCGAGGGCTGAAGAAAAAATACATACTTTGACAAGTTTTAGTAAACAACAATCTGAAGAGTTAAAAAAACTTATAAATAGAATAGACCGGGTAGAAATTATCGTTAATACTAATGCTAATACTATAGGTATAATAAACAAACTGTTTTGGGCAATATGCCTCGGCTTTATAGCTGCCATAACTTGGGAAATAGTTATTCACACAGGAGTGTAAAAAATGAAATTTAATGACAATATTACCTTAGACATAGCAGCTGCAGTACGCGATGTTTTAGACGGTAAAGTAAATATAAAAGAAGAAGCTAAATATCCTCATGATATGTTTCACCCTGAAACAGGCGAGAAAGAAGTAGCTAAAGACGAAGCAGAGCATAAATCGCTTAAAGATAAGGGTTATACCCACGAAAAGCCAGAAGTTGATGAGGTTGCAGAACCTAGAGCTAAAGGTGAAAAAGACTTTAAAGATAAGCATGTTAAAAAAGTATCTGGTATGAAAAATGATGGTACCAATATTAAGGAAACCAAAGCAGATATAGAAGCTGAATATGCAGATGAATTAAGTAAAATTAATGAAGCTCAATCAGCTGCACAAAAAGCTGCATTCAAAAAAATGTTAGATGCTAAAGATAAAGCTGAAGATAAAGATTCTAAAAAAGAAGCTAAGGAAGAGGAAACTCCTACTGGGCCTACTGATGAAGAAACTGAGAAGCAAAAGAAGTATCAAGCATTTTTTCAAAAAGCTTTAAAGAAGTATGGTGTTAAATCACCAGCTGAATTAGAAGGCGATAAGAAAAAAGATTTCTTTGACTACATAGATGCTAATTACGAAGCTGAAGATGAGGTTGAAGAAGGTCAAGTAGACGAAATTCTTGGTACTATTAAGAAGGTTGCTCAGAAGGTTAAAGATAAGGTTGTTGGTAAAAAACCTGAGCCTAAGTCAACTAAGTCCAAGAACCCATTTGATAGTCCTGACTATATAAAAGGCCAAATTAAAATTGCAAAAGGAAAGCTTAGAGATGCACAAGACTCATTAAAGAAAGCAACTGCTGACGATAACGAAAAAGGAATGGACCATTGGGGCGAAGTAGAGCTCAATAGAATGGCCTCAATAAAGAAACTTGAAGCTAAATTAAAAGACTTAAAATAGAGGTATCGTTATGGAATCATTTAAAGCACATTTTTTAAGCGAAGGTAAAGTTACTATTGCTAACCTA